ATAGTGGTAATATTGATAATAATTCAAATAATGGGGATATTTATACTAATTTAAATGCTGGATATATCAACAACTGTTCCGCCTCGGTTACTTCTGTTATAAATAATTTAAATAATGGATATATCGATGGAACTTCATTATCGGGCACAATTTCAGATACGATAGTAAATAAAACATAAAAATAGAAGTTAATAATATACATTAACTAATAGAAAAAAGAAATAAATTATGGCATTAATATTAAGAAGTATAAAAGGGTCGGCACTAACCTATACCGAAATGGATGGGAATTTAACTTATTTAGAAACATTATCTACGGGAGTGATAGAACTCACTCAATATACGGTAGCTACTGTACCAACCGCATCAGATTATAGTGGTGGTATGATAGCTGTTACAGACGAAACTGGGGGTTATACATTAGCGTTTAGTGATGGAACAGATTGGAGAAGAATGAGAGATAGTGTAATAATATCTTAATAAAAAAAAGTATAGGATTATGGATAAAGGAGGGTGTATTTACATCAACATTATTAAATATACTCTTGAGTTGGTAAGTAATTAAAATAAATTAAAAGATAATGGCTGAAACAATAAAAATAGATTTAGATATAGACGCAGGTAGTTCATTAAAGACTATGGGAGATTTAGAAGCTTCTGTTGAATCTATGATGGATGAGTTAAAACAGACTGATGTTGCTTCTGATAGATTTAAAGAATTACAAAGTTCTATTGCTGGGGCAACTAGTAAGATTAAAGATATGGAACTTGGTATGGAAGGTCTTGATATGGAACAGAAATCATCAGAAATTGGTTCTTTTGCTGCTGGTCTTGCTGATACAGCGACTGGGGCATTGGCTTTATCTGGGGCTTTAGGTATAACTAACGATAGTTCAGAAAAAATGATTGAGAATTTAGTTAGTGGTATGGCAGTTGCTCAAACATTTAGAGGTGGATTAGATGGGATTATATCTGCTCAAAAATTAATGAGAAATTCTACAATAGCTTCAACTGTTGCTACTGGCAATGCTACAATAGCTCAAAGGTTACTGAATGCTGTGATGAAAGCTAACCCTATCTTTATATTAATCGGACTTATTGTTTCAGCGGTTGCTGCGTTTGCTTTATTCAGTGGTAGTAATGAGGAAGCAGAGGAAAAGGCTGCTCGATTAAACGCTACTGAAGAAAGGCTAAATGATACTTTATCTTCACAAATTGACCTCTTAAAACAGATACAGAAGATAGAGTCAGAAAGTAGAAAATTAGCACAAACAAAAGAACAGCTCGCTATAGAGAGTAAGTTATTAACACTCAATGATAAATTAAAAGATATTCGAAGAGATACACCAGATGACCTTCAATCAATAATATACCAACAAAAATTAATAAATGCTCAAGAAGAGAAATTAATAAAAGTTCAAAATAAAGCAAGAATTGAAAATAATAAAGCAAGGGTTTCTGATATATTTGACCAGAAACAAGAGTTAGCGTTAAAATTAGGAAAACTTACGGAAGAAAGGATAGCAATTGAAAATAATAGTGAACTAACCGCTGATAAAAGAATAGAATTTCTTGATAAGATTTCTACTCATAGAGAGATGATATTCAATAAAGTTAAAACACTTGAAGCTGAGGAAAAGAATAATGATGCAATTGCTACTAATATAAAAATTGAAAATGAAAATAGATTATCAAAGGTTCGAATAGATAATATAAATAAAATATCTGACCTTAATAATAAACCAACAGAAAAGAAAGATACTGGTGACGGACCTTCGGAAGAGGATTTAATAGACGAAGAATTAGAGGGTTGGAGAAGATGGTCTGTTAAAAAACAAACAATATTAGTCGAACAATTAACAAAGGGTGAAATTACAGAAAAGGAATTTACTGCTAAAAGCCAGGAATTATTACGAGATAGACTTGATAAAGAAAAAGTAGTATTAGAAACATATGGTTTAAACCTAGTAGATAAAAATCTTGAAATAGCAGAAAATGATTTAGAAATTCGAAAAAGGCTAGACGAAGAAGAACTCGCAAGAAAGAAAGCTTTGGATGATAAAATTGTCGAAAGTGAAATGACAGCTAATCAGAAACTTCTACAAGATAGTATGGAAAAGGCTAGTAAGAAGGCTGATGTTGCTAAAGGATATGCTAATAGTGTTAATAGTTTGGCACAAGGTATATTTGAAATACAGAATAATTTAGGAGAGCAAGATAGTGACGCAAAGGAAAAAAGAGCAAAGAAACAATTTAAAGTTCAGAAAGCAATGAACCTTGGAATGGCTATTATAGATGGGTTTAAAGCTATAACAAGTTCATTAGCTATGGCTCCATTAGCAATTGGACCTATTCCTAATCCAGCAGGTATTGCCTCATTGGCACTTGCTGCAACTACATCAGCAATTAATATAGCTAAAATAGCTTCGACTAAATATGAAGGAGGAGGAGGAGGAGGAGCTGGACCAACCGCACCAACATTATCAATAGCATCACCTGATATCAGAGAAACGCCATCAACTAATCTATTCGGACAAGGCAATGAAGGCTCGGAAGGTGACAGTTCACAGTTCAGTAGTCAAGAACAAAATGGTTCACAACAAATACAAGCGGTAGTTAGTTGGACTGATATAGAAGCAGTTCAGAATAACGATAATAATATTCAACAGGAAATGCAACTCTAAAAATAACTTCTATATATATACATTAACATATAGGGATTCTGATATAGAAACCTATATAAAAAGAAATGGTATTATGATAGAATTAGATTTTAAAGAGTATAAAGTGAATATTAAAAACGAGGCAAGTGAAATTAACCTTGATGAATTAATGAAAGTGACGAATGTATTTCGTGATGATAAATCAAATATTAAAATATGGTTTAGAATATTAGGTATTTTATCTGATGATGAAAGATATGTATATATGTCTGATGATGATTTATTTAATATTATAGGTAAATTGGATATCAACTCATCTGAATTTATTAAAGAAATAAAAATTGGTGATAAAACATATTCAACAGAATGGGATGATAATGACCAACCCAAATTAAACTTATTTTATCTATCAGAATTAGAAGACTATATTAATAATAATCCTGATGGTTGGGTTAAAGATGCTATGTGTTTATTATTTAAAATAGATAAAGATACAAAGGGTATTAATGAAAGTTTAACTGGTGATATAGTTATACCGTATATTAATCATATCAACACTAAACTTACAACCAATTTTGAAAAATTAAATAAACTTTTAGATGATGGTAATAAGGGATTATCTTAAATTAACCAATTTAAGTGATACTAGTATTAAGTCAATGATGATTTATATTAGTCTTGTTACGGGAAAGGTTGAGGAAGAACTACATAATTTAAGTATTGATGAATTGGTTAATTTATATAATGAGAATAATTTAGAGTTAGATAGTAATGGTCGTAATGTTATTAAAATAGATACGACCCCATTACAAATTATTGATTTTAATACAGTTTCATTGGGACAGTTTATTGATTTAGAACATTATATATCTGATAATTGGATGAAGAATATACCCTTTATAACTGCTATATTATATAGGTTATTTGATAAACAACCATTAAAGGAAATTATATTTGAAGATTACTCCACTATTGATATTAAAGAGAGGGGTAATATATTTTTAGATACGATTAATATCAATCACGTTTATGGAAATATAATGAAATATATTAAATGGAGAGAGAGTATATTCTCAACCTATTCTTTTTTTGATAGTGGTATAAATGATATCAATCCTGATGAATTAAACGAAGAAGAGTTAGAGATTTATTATGATGAGATAAATAATGCTGAGAAATCCAAAAAGAGTATGTGGCAGGATATATTAACAAAGGTGAGTGAAGGAGATATAACTAGATTTGATAAGATATTAGAAACTAATGTTATATTAGTGTTTAATAGGTTAGATAATATGATATCAGAATTTAATAAAATCAACAAAAGTGGTATTATAACTTAATATATAATATAACAAAAAAATAATTATTATTATGAATTATAAAGGTGAAGATAGATTAGAAAAGTTTTACACCCCAACTGAATTAACAGATACACTATTTAAATTAAAAGATAAATTTTGTGATGTTGAAATAACTGAATATTTAGAAAATAGTGCTGGTGGTGGTTCTATATGTGATAGATTTGATAAACCTTATATTGCATTTGATATACAACCTGATGAACATAGAGATGATATTAAAGAATGTGATTACTTAAAAGAGAAGATAGAGTATAAGAAAGGTAGAGTAGCTATAATCAACCCACCTTTTCAAAAAGGACTTAAATTTCTTTATAAAAGTTTAGAGGAATGTGATTGGAGTTTTTGTATATTATCACAGAATAGTATATTAAATTTAGATTATACAAAATACTGGGTAGAGGAAATCCAACTATGGAGAAATTATAACTTTAATAAAGATGGAAATGGTAATGCTTGTAAGGTTAGTATAACTTTAATGGCTGTTAGAAAAAGAAGAGAGGGAGATAAGTATGAGTTTGAGAACTAATCATATAAAAAATGGGAGACCAGTAGGTGGAGATTATTTTAAATTAGGATATGCTAGGAAATGTAATAAAACATTAGAAAGTCATTTAAAAAAATTTAACTATAATGATTATTGGGTGTTGAAAAGTAGTAGACACCAAAGGTTCGTTTCTTATGAGGATATGTTAACTTTTAAATATAGTGTTTATATATTTTTTAAGAAATCCATATATGATATAGATAAGATAATAGAATGGGTAGATTACCTTAATAACTTTGGGGGGATGCAATTTTTAAATAAACCAACTCCACCATTTAACCCAAAAAAAATTAAGATAGTGGTATAAATGATATCAACAAACAAAAATAAAATAGAATCGATAAATTTACATTAACTTATATGGAGATAGATAATAGGTTACCTATATTAGATTTAGAGTTATTTGGGTTTGAAGAGGGTATGAAGGATTCTACTGGTTTTGATAAAATAGCTTATGTTGATGAACCGGCAATAGAACAGAAAGGTATATTACTTTCTAAAGAAACACAAGAATCATTATATAAACTTTCTTTACAATTAACAGAGAAACAACAAGTTTTATCACCACTTTTAATTCCGGATATTTTAATTTATCGGAAGAATAAGGAGATAGGTGAGTTTTATATACGAGCTAAAAGTGAGGTTATTAAAGATATCAGACTTAAAGCTAAACAAGATGGTAAATTAGATGATTTAAATATCTTTAAAGATACTCATAAAGGTGAGACTGCTAAAGCTTTCATTTTAGAAGAGTGGATTATAGAGAGTGAAGATGATAAAACATATACGGAATATGGATTTTCATCAGAAGATATACCTCTTGGGACTTGGATGGTTCATAGTCAAGTAGTTGATAATGAATACTGGAAAGATATAAAAGATAATAATAAGAATGCTTATAGTATAGAGGCTTTTTTGAATATGAAATTAGTTGAGCTTACTTCTGATGTATATCAGAAAATAAAAAATAAAAAAGATAATATGAAAGATGAGATAGAAACTCTAAAAACAGAATTGGAGACTATGAAGAACCTTATAACAGAACTTAAAAAGGATAAGGAAGTTGAAGCAGTCGAAGAAGAAGACGAAAAAGTTGAAGACGAAAAGGTCGAAGCTATTGAAGAAGAAGATGAGGTAGTTGAAGATGAAAAGGTCGAAGCTATTGAAGAAGAAGATGAGGTAGTTGAAGACGAAAAAGGTGAAGATATTGAAGAAGAAGATGAAGGAGGTGAAATTGCTGACCCATCTGAAGAGGAACAGACTGATATTGAAAAGAACTTTGAAACAATATATGAAGAAATTGCTTCAATTAAATCTATGATATCAGATTTGAATAATAGTGAAGATGAAGAAGAAGATGTTGAGACTAAATTAACAAAGTCACAGTCTTTAAATGCACTAACAAGAATAAAAATAAAATAAAAAGTATATTTATACATTAACGTATAGATAAAATAAAAAAATAAAAATTAAAATGGCTATTAAATTAGAAAAAATTAAATTCGATAATATCGGTCTTGAACTTTCAATGGAAGACTTTAACAAGTACGGAAGTAAAGTAGAGATGGATATGACAGTAGACCCTTCTGCTGATTACACTACAAACGCAACTGATTATTTCAGAGAAGCGATGATAGGTGAGAACCAATCAAGAGGTAATTTCCGAGCTATCTTCGGAGTAAAAGATAGAGTAAAATTAGGAACAACAACGTTCGAATCACTTATTAAGAGTGGAGCGTGTGACTTTGACCCAAGTGATTCAGATATATCACAAAAGGAATTCGAAGTATGTCCTCTTATGGTCTCTACTTCTGTATGTATAGCTGATTTGGAACAAAGTTTCATTTCAGACCAAATTGCTAAAGGTTCTGCAAATTTCAATGATAACTTTGCATTTATGACATTCTTCTATGAAACTCTTGCAAAAGAACACCAAGAAGAATTAGAAAACTTAACATGGAAAGGTGATTCTGCTGGTGTAGAAACTGGTAATCTTGCTTATTTAAACTCGTGTGATGGTTTAGAGAAGATATTGGGTGCTGATGGGACTGTACTTGTTCCTGTAACGCCTGCTCCAATTACATCTTCAACAGTAGTTGATTCTATTATAGAAGGTAGAAATGCACTTCCAAGAGGAGTAAAATCAAAAGATGGTTTTGTTATTATGGCAGCAACGAATGTTGTTGAAGCTTATAAAGACGCTATATCTGAAAACCAAGCATCAGGTCAATATTATGTTGGTGATGTTCAATTGAACTTTCAAGGAACTCCTATCGTTGAAATCGAAGGAGCATCTGATGATGTTTTAATTCTTGCTGATAAGATGAACTTCTTGTTACTTCAAGATTTAATTTCTGATGAAACAGGATATGAGGTTGTTGATTTTTACAAAACGAGATTAGATAGAAAAATCGGTATCAGAACTGACTTTAAATTCGGAGTTGATTATTTAATTGGTAAAGAAATCTATTACCACTCTGTATAAGATAATAATTTAAAAAAGGATTTGGGATTAATACCCAAATCCTTTTATATAAAAATAATAAAATATAATGTCAAATTGTAATACAATAATAGGTTTAACAGCTTCGTGTAATGATAATAACGCTGGTTCTATTAAGAAGGCTTGGATATCTGATTTTTTAGATGTTGATACATATACAGAAGCATCTGGAGAGGTTACTGGTTTAACTATGTTAGGTGGTGAAACGTTTAAGGAATTCACTTTCCAAAAAAACACTTCAAGTTACACAGAAAATAAAGTAGGTGACTTTGTTGCTGATGTCCATTTATGGGAACAGTCAATATCTCTTGGATTAAGGAGAATAGAGGTCGCTAAAAGAAACGCTATATCATTACTTGCAGAAGGAAGACGAAGATTGGTTATCATCATATTAGATAATAACGACGAATATAGAATTTTCGGTCTTGATGATGGAGTTAGATTAGGTAATTCAGAATCTGGAACAAATGAAACTAGAAATGCTGGTACATTTTACACTCTACCATTTATGGGAGAAGAAAGATGGCAAGCTTATTTCACTGACGAGGCAACAGTATTAACTGTTATTTAACTGTTAGTTAAGAAATCATATGTCTGTTAAATCAGATAATACCAAGAAGAGGGAGCTTAAATAGTTCCCTTTTTTTATATCTATCTATGTAAAAATAGAATATAAAAACCTACATTAACCTGTAAGGAATCTGGTATAAAAATCAGATAACATATATAACTATGGCGAATTTAATAATAAATAAAGGACAAGTTAATTTTTTAACTGTTACAGTGTCAGAAAGGGTAGAATTAGAGAACCCTTTTTACCTATTCGAACTTCAATCTAAATTTACTAAAACTGAATTTAGATATTTTAACTCACTTAATATAAGTCAGAATAAAATAAGATATGATAGATTCGAAGTAGAGGAAACAACAGGAGCTTCAGGGAGTAATGCTGAGGTAGAGTTATTTACAGGGGAATGGGATTATAGAATTTATGAAAGTGTTACTCAAACATTAGACCCATTAGATACCAATGGGATTATATTAGAGAATGGACTACTAATAGTAAAAGATGAAAATTATAAATAGAGATATGGGATTATTTAATTTAAATAAGAATAAAAAGAAAGTTGAACAAGAATCAACACCAAAAGAGGAGGGTAAGAAAGTTACTCTATTGAATACTATATCAACAGAAAATATGGATTTATCACAACCTTTTATTGGAGATGAATTAAGGGCAGGAACTAATTGGGTCTATTTTGGTGGTAATAATCTATACCCTAATATACTAAATCAATTATATCTTTCCTCTCCTATGTACTCAGCGTGTGTTGATTTTAAGACTTGGAGTGTAATAGGTGAAGGTTATGAATGGAAAGGTTATGATAAAATGGATAGTTTAGAAAAGATAAAAGTTAAAACTTTTGAGAGAACTAATAAATTTAAAGATTCATTTAGAAAATTAACACGAGATTATATTAAACATGGAAGGTCTATTATTTTATTACATTTTAATGGTGAAGATTATGATAAATTTAAAGTGGTTGACCCAAGTGAAATAAGGAATAGTAAGGGTGGTTTATTCACTGATATACAAA